TCAACAAAAACAGGTCTCTCAGCTATTAACCCTTCAGAGTTGCAGCAAGCGGCTGATCGCAACCCTGTTGTAGCGAACGCGCTTAGTAACGCTAAGAAGGTCTTTGAAATTCGTCGCGGCGTGAAGCCGTCGCAACTAGACCGAGACATGCCTCTTGCTGAGCGGGCTGCGCTTGGCGCTCTTGTCAATCACTTTCTCCTCATCGAGACTAACCGGAGTAACCGATGACTGCACGCAACACTGATCCTTATTACCAGCAACTGTACGGACAAGTTGGCGGGCAAGTTGAAGACAATGGATTCTTCGGTGAAGGCTTCCTAGATACCGCTGGAGATGTGGGCCTAGGTGTCGTCAACGGGGCTGAGGAAGCCATCCGCTCGTTCGTCGGGCTGGCGGAATACACGTTCGGGGCTGAGGACGACAAGGTTGATTGGAACCTAGTGGACGCACCCGACACCACTGTTGGGCAGATCGCTGGAGGCTTTAGTCAGTACCTCGCAGGCAGCGCCCTGACGTACATGGCTGTCACCGCCATCTTCGGTGCCGTCAGCGTGGCGACCGGAGGCGCGGCTGCGCTGGCAGGTGGGGCCATCGCTACCATGCTGATGCGAGGCGGTAGCCTTGCGCTCAAAGGTAAGCGCATGTACGAGAAAGGTATGAAGGCCAAAGGTCTGAAGCGGATTGGATTTGAGTTCTTTGCTCAGGCTCCGCTTGTTGACGGCGCTGCGTTCGCTGCCGATGAAGGGCGTCTGGTCAGCATTATCAATCAGTACGAGCCTCTACAGAACGAACTGTTCAACTACATCGAAGGCGACGGCGACGACTCCATCATGGAGGGTAGGCTTAAGAACGTGCTGGATGGCATGGTCGCTGGCGCTGTGGCTGAGCCTGTGTTCCAAAGCATGAAGGCTATCTACAGGGCGGCTCGTCGCACTGTGGGTAACCTTACACCGGAGCAGCGAGCTAAGATCGAGGAGGAAGCCGAAGAGGAACTGATTGACGCATCACTCAAGGAGCCTCTTGATGAATCCGGTATGAGCCCGGAAGCTCTGGACAATCTGGATCTGCACCGCATGGACCCGGAGGCGGGGGAGCGGGCCAAGGCAATCTTTGAAGATTACGTCGAGGGCGCTATCGACCGCGATGACTTTCTGTCACTGCTGCGGCTTGAGGGTACGGCACGCGAGACCATTGATTACGTGACGGGCACTGCCACCAGTGCCCAACGGGCTGACGGTCGGGCAATGGACATTGACTCCACCAAGCTGTCGGAGCGGGCCAAGCAGCAAGACGAGATCTTCGACGGGGAAGGAATCACGTATGGGGATGTGGGAACTTTCAACCAGCCCAATGGTTGGGGTCTGCGGTACGGCCAGATCTACAACTACGTCACCTATCAGAACCTGAGTGATCAGGCAAAAAAGGTTCTTGACCGCAGGCGTCTTAAGGAGGCGGGCAAACATAACGAGAAGAACTGGACGTTCGAGGACGACATCGTTGGTGCTCTTGGTGTCACCAACGAGGAGGCGTCGGCCATCGCGGGCCTCATTGACGCTATTGGGTTTGACCGAGACACCTTCCTGTTCCGCCGTGGCGAGGCGGTTGACCCGGACTCTCTAAAGCAAACTGTTTTCCACGGCACGGGCGGCAAGCACACGTCGCTTTCCGTCAATTACGTTGGGGGACGAGCCGGGGAAGGTGCTCAGGCGTTTGGCTGGGGTGTTTACTTTGGTGGCGCAGAGTGGGTTGCCCGACACTACCGCCGACAAAATTCAGCACGTATGCCTTCTGCGGCGTTTGCAATCGGCGGCGACAATTTGACTTATCCTGGCTTTTGGCGTGAAAATAATCCGGACATTCAAGGTCCGCCCCAGAAAGTGGTGGATGAAGAATTTGTCATTGACGAGGAAACTGCTCAAGGTCTGCTTCAGAGCCATAGAAACCAAAACGAAAGACTAGCCAGGGAAGGTAAGGAGTTGAGCCCGCTAGACGAACTTACCGCCGCAGCGGATATTTTGTCAGAGCTTTCGTTTAGAAACGACCGTCAGCTTTCACCAGAAGATCTGGGGGACTACATGGAGGCCGAGCTTGAAGGTCTAGTCAAAAGCTTTAGATCGTCAATGTCGCGCTTTGAATCCCGAGGAGACACTTCCTCTATTGCGTACAAAAACACAAAACAAAAATACGAGACTGGGAAAAAGCTACTTAACAACGTCAATGAAAAAGTTAAATCTCCAACACAAGATATTAACGTTGAGTGGCGTGCTTATGTTGGCCAGCCTGGGCGAACCTTTGAAGTCGATATGAAGATCAAAGAAGATCAAATGCTTCTTTGGGATCGCCCGTTTAGCAAACAACACCCTAACGTTCAGCGCATTCTACAGGAAGTTTTCGGAACAGACCCTGGCGCTGAAATGTTCTCTGAGTTTATTGACGGAGACGGTGGTCGCTTTTACAGGCAACTGATGATTAACGTGAGCGGAAAGAAGAACCTTCGAAAGGCAAAGGACCTCTTTGACGCTCAAAAAACCGCATCACTCCGACTCGCAGATTACGGAATTTACGGCATCAAATATCAAAACGGAGGTATCAGAAACAAAAGGAACTACGATACACTAAAAGACGCGGACTTCAACTACGTTCTATTCCGCGACCAAGACTTTGAAATTACGCGCATGTACCAGCGCAACGCGGAAATTCAAGGACAGGTCAGCTTTCTTGAAGACGGGCGTGCGCTAATCGAAGGCTTTGAATCCGCCAACTTCTCAACAGGCGTCCACGAAGTTGCTCACGTTGCTCGCCGCCGCCTGTTTAACCGTGACATCGACATCCAGCAGCGGCAGGGCATTTCGGAGGACGACATTGCAGTTGCTGAAAAATGGGCTGGCGCAAAGAACGGCGTGTGGGACGAGGCCGCAGAAGAGCGGTTTGCTGTCGGCTTTGAGAAGTACCTTCGCGACGGTAAGGCTCCTATCCCTGCGATGGAGAACATGTTCAAGAAGATGGCTGCGTACATGCGTGCCATCTACGACCGTGTGCGGGGCTCTTCTATTAACGTTCGCATCAACCCGGAGATGCGTAAGGTCTTCGACAAGCTAGTGACGCGCACGCAAGCTGACGAAATGGACGACTTGCGCGGGCTGCTGGACGACCTTGATCCTGATGACGCACTCAGGCAAGACGTTAATGCAGCAACCAATGTGGACGAGGTTGTGGTGTCTGCCAGCAACACTCTGAAGCAAGATCAAGATGCGCTGGCGCGGAACGTCACTGAAACGAGGGAGCACTTGGGGCGTCTTAAGAACCGCCCGAAAGAGCTTCTCACCCTTGCTTCCTGGGCTCGCAAGTCTCGCCGCTTCTCGGAGAAGCTGGGTAAGGATATCCATGATCTTGCCCGCGCAATTCAGGACGGCAAGGCACCCGAAGACGCAGGCTCACGGCGTGCTCTAGGTGTTGCGCTTGGTACGATGTTCGAGGCCCTTGAAGGGTACAGGCAGGTGTCCAGTAACTTTGGACGTGGCCTTAAGTCGTTCCAAAAGCGGACGGGTGTGCAGCGGATTACTGAAAGTCTCGACACCTACGCTGAACGTAAGATCGGCATTGACGTTGAAGGACGACCGATCCATGAGGTGTACAACGAACTTATCGTGCGTGCCGGGACGGACAAGTCTGCTGAGCGACACCTCAAAGCTTTCGAGCGTAAGGTTATTCGAGCCTACGAAAGCTCAACCAACATCGGTGAGTTCGCGGAAAAGGTAGACGGTCTTGTTGATAAGTGGACACTTAAAAGCAGCCTGTCCCAACTGGCTGACCTTAACGCAGTCAACATCATTAGCGGTGTCAAGACTATCACCACTGCGCTGGCTTCGCCTTTCCTTGTGGAGCCGTACCGGATGGCCCGCAACATTCTGGGCGAAGTGAATGTGCAGTCGGCGGCGGATGGTGACGCCAACATGCAAAAGATTGTAGATGCCGTCAAGCGGGAGAACCGTGTGATGTTCAAGTCTATGCGGTACGCGATGCAGAACACGAAGAAAGTGTTCAATGCTGCTGGGCGTGATGAGCTTCAGACGATGATGCGGCAAACTGGCCTTGCTGTGCGTTACCGCCTAGATAACCCCAGCATGATTCAGCGTGCTGGGCAGCGCCTTGGTGACCTGACTGGGGATGTTGTCGGTGGAGCGATTGTCCGGGCCGCGGGGGCTACGTCTGTTGCCACTCTACCCGGCAAGCATGTGATGCCGATGATCGACCGGGTGTCCCAGCTTGCGGTCTATCAAGCTAAGCTGGAGTCTGACCTGTACGAACGGCACATTGCTGCTGGGCTTGACCACGCTGAGGCTGCTGAGAAGGCTTATCAGACGGCTGTTGTCGTCATGAAGGAGCCGGAAAAGATGGAGCAGCAGTTCCTAGGCGACGAGATCTTTAAGAGAGCCAGTCGGGCTGAGGACATTGACGAGGTTGGGATCAATCAAGCCGTCTTGCGCGAGATTGAAAGCACTCGTACAAACCATGAGTTGCTCCGCGCCGACGTTGATAAGGCGCGGGTGCGGGCACAAGGAGTGGCATTCAACCGCCCGGTGCAAGAGCTTGCCGAAAGTGAGACTGAAGTTGCGAGTCGGTTCACGCAGGGGGCTACACGCCTAGCTGCAAGCGCCACCCGCATGGTTCGCAAGCACCCGTCGCTGCGCTTCTTCGCCCCGTTCCTGACTGTTCCGGTTAACGTTGCCGCTGTGGGCCTTGAGAACACGGTTGGTGGCAGTTTGGAGGCAATGGTGCGGGCGGGACAGGCTACAGGCTTCGGTCAACTGCCGGGAGTTGAGGCCCTTCTACAGCAAATGCGGCACTCAAACCCGGAGCGAGCGCAAGCTGCGGCAACGAACATGTACATGGCTTCAATGGTCGTAGGTTCGTTTGGTGCGCTTCTGTCCCGCGATGGCATGGTGGTGCCCACAGAGTCTCAAGTCCTGCCGACGATCACGGGTGGCGGGCCGAAAGACTTGCAGATGAAGCGGGCTATGATTAACGCAGGCTGGCAACCTTACAGTGTGCGGGTCGGAGACCAATACTTCTCATATCAGAGAGTGGAACCCATTGCTTCGTGGCTTGGCCTTCTGGCTGACTCTGTGCAGATCGCGCATTACTACCGCAACAGCAATGAATATGAGACTGCTGAGGCTGGAATGAGTGCAGCTACTGCTGCGCTGTCGGGCTCTCTGGTCCGTCAGCTTACGGATAAGAACTTCACCCGAGGTCTTAGTGACCTGTTCCAGATTCTGTCTGGCGACATGGATCACACGAACCGCTGGCTGTCGGATCGAGTGCGCTCGCTACTGATCCCTAACTCTGTCCGCGATGCTGCGAAGTATGCTGACCACATCAACGGTGACGAGGACCTACGCGCCACCCGCACATGGGCGGATAAAATGCTTGTGTCTATTCCGGGCTGGACTGATGAGGTGAAAGATTCTCGGAGAGATCTGCTGGGCTACAAGGTGAAGCGCGAACTTGTGGGCGACAGCATCTTGTTCGACTTCGCCCCGACTAACGTTCGCACGATCAACGACCAGAAGATTTCGTCGGAGATTGCCCGGCTGTCTAACGCTTGGCAACTTGCTCCGCGCAAGTACAAGCAAGTAGACATGATGGATGAAAGCTTGATGCGTAATGGTCGCACTCTATACGACCGCTGGCAACAGCGATCCACAGAGATCAAACTGCGTGGCATGGACCTGCGGCAGTCACTCAGGCGCATTATCGGGTCACAGAAGTACCAGTCAATCTCCCCGTACCTTGACGACGACGGCAACGTGAGTCCGCGGGTTCGCATGATCGAAGCAGAGATCCGACGATTCCGCGACAAGGCTTTCCGCGAAATGCTGAAAGAAGAACCTGAGCTTGCCAGCCAGTACAAGCAGGCCCGTCGCATTTCCCGTGCCCGCCGCGCAGCGGCAAGACCTTCTCTTTACCAATGATCGACCCTGACGACCTGATGTACCAGCGCGTGCTGGAGAAACTTCAACAAGACGACATTACTGCGTCAGAGCTAGAGGTGTGTCGTAAGTACCTTAATGACAGGTCTTCGCGCGGTGGAGCCACCTTTACTCAAGGCTTTAATGTCCCGAACGAGGCCAAGACTAGCGACTGGTCGAACCTAGATTTTGAGGACGTTAGAGTTAGTAAACGTGAAGGACAACGAACTGATTGAGGCTATTGCCACAGGCTTACTATCTTCTGGACTATTAGCTGCTATTGTTCGATGGGCTCTCAAATTGAAGCGTACTCCCGGCTACAAGCGCGTAATCAAAATCGAGCGGGACGACGGTTCCACACTGCGCTATGAAACGGAAGCCGACAACATTGAAAACCGCCCTGAGGTTAAGAAGATTTTGGCGTGGCTACAGGAGATTGAAGAAGAGGCAGGCAGCGATTCGATCAAATCTGTCTCATTTACGCTTGACCCGCTCGATCCAAATGGCTGATCTGTGGATTACATTCTCCGTAATACAGCACCACTATCCCTTAGATTCCAAAGTCACTCTTAAACTTGAAGACCTGTCTGACGTTGAAGGCACCTACGACTATTCTGACGAAGATGGGCATGTCATCTGCATTTCGACTGCCGTGGATGCGGATCAGCGGGCGGAAGTTCTCTGCCATGAATACGCACACGCCTGCGTAAACGGCTACTACGGTCCTGAGGCTAATGCTGTGTGGGGTGTGTGTTACTCAGGACTGTACCGCTTGATCTTTGGTGAACATTGATGGAAGACTATCCGCTTAAGCCGCTAGTTGACAAGCTACCGGACGACCACCCGTTTCGTCTATTCCGTAACTTCGCTCGGCTTATCTGGAGCTACGCGGGTCTGCCCAAGCTGACCCCGATCCAAGCGGACTTCTGCGATTACCTACAGTTCGGCCCGACCCACCTACAGATCCAAGCCTTCCGAGGTGCGGGTAAAACGTACATCACTGTAGGCTACTACCTGTGGCGACTGTATCTCAACCCGGACGAGATCGTCGTCATCCTCAGCGCCGCTAAGAACACGGCTGACCAGATCTGCCGCTTCGGTCGCCGCCTGATCGACGAGGTGCCGGAACTAAACCACCTACGCCCGGACGCTGCACGTGGCGACCAAGACTCCGCGGTGTCCTTCCAGTGCGGCTGCGCCACTGTCAAGAAGAGCCCGTCAGTCAACAGTAAGGGTATCGGGGGCACCATTACGGGTGACCGCGGGTCAGTCATCATTCTAGATGACGTTGAGGTTCCGAACAACAGCGACACGCCTGCGCTACGCGAGAAGCTGCTAGGGCGAATCGAGGAGATTTCCGCGCTGCTGTTGCCCCCTAACCCTGAACTCGATGTATACCCCACGGTGCGTGTGCTCGGTACGCCACAGAGTACGCACACGATCTACCGTAATCTAGAAACGCTAGGCTACGACTCGCGCGTTTGGCCTATTGAAAAGCCTGAACCTTCAGTTGAGGAAGCCTACGGCTACAACGCTAGCACAGAAACTCACAGGCTGGCAGACCTTTGCCGTCTTGCTGACGTTCCTCCCGGCACCCCGATGGAGCCGACACGCTTCACGGGTGTGGAGATCGCGGGGCTCAAGATGCGGTTCAGCCGCGCCAGCTACAACCGCCAGTACCTGCTGAGCACGGACCTGTCCGATGCGGAGAAGTTTCCGCTTAAGATCCGTGACTGTATGTTTACTGAGTTCCACGAAGAGTCCGCAAAAGAGATCTACCTGCACAGCAATCACCCCGCCAACCGCCTTCAATACGACAACCCCGGACTACCGGGCGACGGATTCTACAGCCCTGGGTCCGAGGACGGTGTGCAAGTCCCTTTCGAGCATACAGTTATGTCGGTTGACCCTTCGGGTCGAGGCGCTGACGAGACAGGTGTGGCCGTGGTCTCTTCCCTCAGCGGCTACCAGTTCGTACACTCAGTGCGCGGCATCCCCGGATCGTACTCTCAGCCCGCCTTGGAGGCTATTGCTAGGGAAGCTCGCAAGTACAAGGTGCATACCGTACTTGTTGAAAGCAACTTTGGTGACGGTGCGTTCACAGAGCTAATGAAGCCTGTCCTTCAACGCATCTGGCCCTGCCAAATCGAAGAAGTGCGTAACACTATGCGGAAGGAACTTCGTATTCTCGAAACCCTCTCCCCTATTTCCGAGAACCACCGCTTCGTTTTCCACACGCGCGTCATCGACCAGCAGTCCAGCAAGCTGGCTAACGACTCGGAAGACAGGGCGCGTGCCCGAAACCTCTTCTGGCAGTGGTGCCACCTAGAAGAGACTCGCGGATGTCTGCCTCATGACGACCGCATTGATGCTCTTGAGATGGCAAGTCGCTATCTGACAGATACGATTGCAAGAAACGCAGCAAACGAGAAGAGAAAGCGAGATCTAGAAGACCTTGATGAGTGGTGTACTGACGATGACGCTAAAGTCGAAGGCTGGTGCTCCTTCGATCTTGACCAGTCTTCTGCTTTCCTGTAGGAGGTGATTGCCGGGGGTTTTGGGTGTATCTTTTCCACCGTCGTGCCCCCCGGCGGTGGTTTTATTGCGGGTTGATAGGGTAGTCAAAGTCCGGGGTATTCGGACGGGTGACCCTAACAGGCTTGGCAGCAGGTGCAGGGGGGCTGTAGTTTGCACCAGCAACCTCCCGAAGCGCCCCAATCACCTCGCTGGCTTCTGCGGGCAGCAACTCTGCATACGCCTTGCCGATCTGGATGTAGAAGTTCTCACCAATGCAGCCGACTTCAATACTTCGGCCACCCTCAGTCTGAACTTCAATCGTCTTCTTGAGCACAAATCTCCTCCTCTAGTTGACCAAACTCAATAGAGTCTAGGTGGCCTTCAAGAATCTGCCGCAACTGTGTGCGGTCCTTTGCGGTGTAGCGCATACTATCAGAAAACGGTTGCTTTTCCGTGTACTCCTCCACCCACACTTCATAGACCTTGTTACCAAGAGGCTCGATAACAATGTCGCAGGTGTGTCCTCTAACACTGAACATCAAAGTTCTTTCTCCTCAATAAGTTCTCCGGTTCGACCGTTGTAGATTCTCTCTAGCTTAGGACCATGAAGACTATGAGAGTGGCGCACGCCGTTCTCGTCCCAAATCCTAAGGTAAACGCCCTGCGAAACACAGTTGCGAACATGGATATGCTGCGTTGCAGGGTACTCCGGCTTGTCATTGACATCAATGTACGGCTGATTGTGATCCCTTGCAATGAAGCAAGAGTTCTGAAACTCAATTCCCCGCGCTGCACGGACAATACCGATGGGTCGGTCGCCTCGCGTATAGTCGAAAACGCAGTTATTCACGTGGAACGTGGTGACCATGTGCAGCCCCGGCTCAGGTGGAAGGGCACCTTGGCTGGGTGTCACAACGAAAGCACCAGTTGAGCGGTTGCCTTTCTGCCCCGCGTCATCCTTCCCCCAGTCTGCCACAAAGGTAGAGTCCTGAAAAGACACGCTACCCGGAAACATTGAGGAGCCGGGGTTGAAGTACGTTGCGTTAAAGCTGGGGCGCGTGCCATTAACTCCGCAATCAAGGAAGTGGGTGCCCGAAATCACATGGACTGGGCGTGCGGCATAGGGCATATTGTCCGCGTCATACTGCTGGTAGGGCATATCCCGGTGCGCCCACTGCACTCCTTGACTGCCGCACCTAACGAACGTGCAGTTATCCACGTATGTGCTGGCTGAGTTCGATACATACAGCCCGTGCTCCTGCGGAATGTTACTGAAATCGCAGTTGATGAAGCTGCGACCGGGTGCATTGTACTCCCGCGTGCCCCACTTCAGCGCGTAGTGCTTACCCGTGATGCCGATATTCTTCCAGACATACTCACCTTGCCGCCTAACTAGCTCCTTTCGATGCAGGTTAGATGACCACTGGTTTGACGGACCGGGGCAAGACTCAAGATCTTCCCATGTGACTGACGTTTCCGGCCACAAGGTCATATCTCCAAGGGCAGCAACAGGTCGCCGCTCTGCCCTACGAGCCCGCACTGCGCGAATCCAAAGTGATTTGTTCTTCGCCACTGTGTTATCGAGGCAGCGAAGTGCGTAAACGTTAGTCATGAGTAAGTGAGACCCTGAAGTTGGGACAAAGAAGTTAGAACATTGCCAGTCTGCACCGCCGTCTGTGCCATACCCGCCGACCCGGCGCGTGTCGCCTTCCAGTTGTAGTTGACGCCGTAGACGGTGTAGACGTAGCCGTTGGTGGCGTCGAAGAATTGGTTGACTGGGAGGACGGGACGGCCTTGGTGCTTGATGTCGCCCTCGAAGTCGGCGCTCCCGCTCGGCGTGATCGTCCAGTTCGTCGTGCCAGCGGCAACGCCCTTCATGTCACCGAAATACTTGCCGCCACCGCAGGTCACGATGGGACCCTGCTCTGCGCCCGAACGCGTACCGTGGTAGGTGATTGCGTTGATCCATATCTCGCTGTCGACGCTGTCGCCTGCCGCAATCGTGTAGGGCGTCAAGGTAAGCTCGACCTCGACGAGAAAGTTGCCCGTCAGGTTGGTGCGGATGCGCCACCCGCTAGTGTTGCCCCCGTACTCGTAGACTTTCTCGATGTCCCACGAGTTGAGGGTAAACCACGTTCCGTTGTTCTTCTTCAGGCGACCGGAGATCGCCTTGATGCCTCGCCCTGCGTAGCAGGTGATGAACATATAACCCTGCGGGTAGACGAACCCGTGCGTGGGGCTACTGAGCTTGTTGGTGAGGAAGTCGATGTTTAGCGTGACATCCTCGCCGTAGTCCGAGTGCGTGGTTCGCGCAACCTGATAGTTGCTGTCGTAGTTACCGTCCGTGATGACTCGACGCTCGTTGGCCGACAGCGTGTACGTCCCGCCCGACGCAGTGGTTCGCGTGACCACGATCTCGGACCCCCTCCCGTACAGGCGATCCGTAATCATGTCGTCGAACATGATGAGCGGATTGGGGTAGGTGTTCGTGTTGCCCGCGTTCGTCGTCGAGAAGAACGGCGAGGACAGCTGATAGTTCAGCTTGCCCATGATCGCCTCGGCGCTGTCTCCTCCAGAACCAGTAGGCCCCTGAGGCCCTTGCGGACCCGTTGGACCCTGAGGTCCCTGCGGTCCCTGCGGTCCAGTAGGACCCGCAGCGGCAGCTACCAGCGTGTATGATCCGTCATCAGCTACGGATAGAAACTTATCAGCATCAGTCGCGCTCTTGGTGGGAAACTCAGAAGCATCCACCTTATTAGCCAACTCAGCATCAAGCGCAGCCGCCTTCGCTCTCTGCTCATTCTGAAGGTTCTGTAGCTGCTGGTCTAGAACAAGGCGCTGGGCTCGCTGTCTACGTGCCTCACTCATCCTCTCCCTCCTCTTCGTCCTCCTGATCCAGCAGCCAGTCCAGATCGCGGATAGCTTGCTCCAGAATAGCCGTCAGGTCCTTGTCAGTCTTCTGTTTGTTGTCCGTGTCGCTCATATCGCTCTGTGCGGCCTTCTGTGCCGCTTGTAGTAGTAGCCCTGACCCTAGGCTCACGTTGATTGCTGGATGCGCTGTAGGGCCTTACAGCGCCTTCTATAGAATGGTGTCCCCTGAGGTCCGTCTAACCTTGACCCGGCTGGGGGGAACCGAGTACAAGCCCCGCAAGATGCCCTTGGGGTGCAGGTGCCAGCCGGGTAAGATCCCAGCTTCCAAAGGCTTCTCGCCCGGTTCAAGATCTTCTTCGAGAAATGCTCCAGAATCCCGCAGGCTATCGTACTTTTGTTGAAGACTCCTGATAGCATCTTCTATTTGATCCGCTGATCTACGGACTGGAGGTCCGCAGTACCGCAAAGGGTCATCAAACGCTTCTGTCTGCTGCGTTAGTTGTAGAATCCGGCGGGGCGAGTCTAAATCCATACAGGTGTTATACCAAACCGCAGGTCTAGAATTCTTAAAAACCCTTCTTTTTATCCGCGGGTATAGATGGGGGACTCTAAGATGAGCGACAGAGATAACGCTCCCGCTAGGGAGTCTGATCTATAAGAAGAACCTTAGTAATACTTATAAGTATTACTTATAACTATATATATACTATGAGTATTAACTATAGAGGAGAGAAGTTTTCTGGCTATAACAAGCCGAAGCGAACTCCAGGGCACCCGAAAAAGTCGCACGCAGTTCTTGCCAAGCAGGGCAGCACTGTTAAAATGATCCGGTTCGGTCAGCAAGGTGTCTCTGGTTCTCCTGATGGCTCTAAGCGCAACAAGGCTTTCAAGGCCCGCCACGCTAAGAACATCGCGAAAGGTAAGATGTCTGCCGCCTACTGGGCCAATAAGGCCAAGTGGTAGTCATTTGTTAGGATTTCTACAGTTAGGAGAAGTAGCTATGCCCGGCCACTACGGTAAGAAGAAGATGAGCAAGAAAAAGCCCATGAGCGGTAAGATGACCCGAACGGATCAGTTCAAGGCTAAGAAGAAGAAAGGTAAGAAACGATGACTAGTCGCTTTAGTGGTTTTGCTGGCATCACTATGGCCGGATCAGCAGCGCCTATCGTGGTGCCTGTCAAGCTAGAAGGTCGGTCTGGTGCTTACACCCATGTGGCGGGCGAAGGTATTGCTATCCAAGGATGGCGTGTGGAGACGAACGGCGATGGTGGCTTCCACGAACTCTATCTGAGTTACGACTCCGACGGGGCGACTAAGCATATTCCTATCCTGAAGGGCAAGGACCATGCAGGCTCATCCGGTCAACATGCTTGGTGGTCTGTTGAGTACGAGCGACACATCACGTACCCTGCGCCTGCTGGTAACACTTGGAAGATCTGGACGATTGGCCCTAACAGTGCCACGTATCAGATCAACGTGTTTGGTAACATTCTGTAATATGGCTAAGAAGAAGGGCCTCTACGCTAACATCAATGCTAAGCGGAAGCGCATCAAAGCCGGGAGTGGTGAGACGATGCGTAAGCCGGGAAGCAAGGGTGCTCCTACGGATAAAGCCTTCCGTCGCTCTAAGAAGACGGCGAAGAAGCGGTGAAATGTTTGGGCCAAAAATGTGAGCCCTATAAAAACGTTATAGCGACGGCGCTGCCCCCCA